TTTTATCTTCTTTTATTTCTTCAATTCTTTCTTTAGCTATCATTTCTTTCCTATTAAGTTCTGTAATTGTTTTCATTTCATCGGGAAATGCTAATTTTATGAGAGTTGTAGTATATTTTTTTAAAAAATTCATTATTGGTGCATCAATTTTTAAAAATGGCATATTCATAGCTTCTACGGCTTGATCATATAATCTTCGTAAAATTTTAATTTCTGGTTGTTTAGTTACAATAACAATTTTTTTAACTCCTGTTAAAATACGTTTCATATCATCATTTTCATCATTTGGCTTAGAATTTTTATTTAAATCTTGCATAACATCTTCAAATAATTCCAAAATTCTATCTCTTTGTTTTTCAGTTAAATTTTTAATACTCATCATAAATTCTATATCTGCTATATGTGACAATTTAGAAAAATTATCACTAATCTTTTTTTGTTGTATTCTACTCGTAATTATATTTCTTTTCTCTGTCTGTTCTTCTTCTTCTAATAATTTTAGTTTACTTGGGTATGTATCAACTTTTTCACCTTGTGTATTATGTCGTATTTCATCTTTAATTTCTTTAATTTCATCATTAATACTTTGTAATTCATCATCATCTTCATCATACCCAAATATTTCAGCATCATTATCATAATCGTCTTCTATAGATGTTGATTTTCCATAATAATCAGGTGGAACAATAGGTTTATTACGGTCCACATCTATTACGTTACCGTATTCATCTATAATTCTAAATTTATCATCACCAACAGGTTCATAATTACCAGTAATAAATCCGCTGTCATATACTTGATCATCATTAGGGTTATCATCGTATTCGTATTTACCACCGATTAAATGTAGCCCTTTACCTTTTAAGTGTGGAAATGGTTCATATCCATCATTATATAAATATAATAGTTTTTTAAGCATATTATATTTATAATATTAATCCTTCTTTATGTAAATTTGTTCCTGCTTTCTACTAGATCCCATAGCCTCCATATCGTCAGCCATGTCTTTATTCAATTTAATTGTATCTTGGTATTTATTACTTAAATATGAATGTCTAAGCTGGTTAACAGACGCTTTTTTACCAAATATTTTATTTAATCGTTGTGTAAGCTTTACATTTGATAATTTTTTACTATTAGAATCAAATAATAAATAATCAGTAGGGTTTACTTTAATCCACTTATTTAAAATCTTCAATAATTCGGGTGGTATTGGTATTTCTTGCCGTTGGTAAGTCTTCGCAGTTTTATAAGAATTAAAAACCATTGTTTTTTTATCAATGTAATTATCATTTTCCCTATCAATATCACGGATTTTAAAATCCACGTAATCTTTTGACCTTCTAGGAGGAATGAATATTCCAGATAGGACACATAGGATTATATAGTTCTGGATATCTTGCAGGTCCGCCATTGTATGCACTTTCTTTTTATATAATATATTTACATTGTTAGACATGTCATTAAATATTTCATTAATTTCAGATGTATCTAACCATGAATCATTTTGTTTATCGCTTTTGACTTGTTTAGATTCATCCGCTCTATACTCTTCTATATCTTTTAACATCTGGTCACGATATCTTTTATTATCAGTGATAACCACTAGAGACGCTAGTATAGTCTTGCGTTTACGTGGTTCTAGGTCTTTCAGATAACTAATAATTGGTGCTGTCTTCTCAAAATTTTTTAAATCTATATCAGTTGATTTAAAAACATTTTTATATAAATTTTTAAGAATACTGTTATATGTGTTTACACTAGAATCTGAAATATTAGGTTTTAATTTTATAATTTGATCCTTAATAATTGTAGTCATTAATTATATATTAATATTAATCTTTAAATCTAATTTATAATTACTGTTGATAACATTAATTCGGTATATATCATATTGTCGTATAAATTTACAATATTATATCTATACATTCTATATATTAATAATACAAAATATTTAAATTTATATCTAATATTATATATTCTATAAGGGAATCTATTATAATAACATCCTTTTCGCCAGTCTGGACGAGTGATAGGCATTGAGTATTCTTTAATAATTTTTAATACATCGTCAGGTAGTTCCATTATTAATATATATACTATCTGTTTATATATTAATAGATTCCAATATTCCAAAAATAATTGATTTTTACAAACTTATCTATATATTTTATTTTTATTATACTAAGTTTCAAAAACCCCTTTAAAATTGGAATATTGGAATAATATATTTTATGATTAGTCAGAATCAGATTCAGAGTCAGATTTAGGTTTAATTACTTTACGTTGTCCCGTTTTAGTCGTTCTTGGTATATTCTTTAAAAATTCATCTAAATTATAATAATCAAGGAATCCCTTCCTATATTTTTTATTCCTGTCACATTTACCACCAGTAATAATTAATGGTCTTAACTTCACTGATACAGCATCGTTAAAAACAGCGTTCAATTCATCTTTATCAAGGTCTCCAGCCCATTCATTCATAATAGCAGTCTTTTCACGCTTAGAACCTCCTAGATCTAATAATATTAAATACGTGCTATTCTTTCTGACGAACTTAGGTATATCATAATATGACTGACTCAAAAAACAAACGCTTGTGTTTTTCTTTCGTGCTCTCATATAATATTCCTCTACAGAACCTAAGTTTTTTGACAATACTAAATCATCCCAACATACCAGATGATTATATTTTTTATCCATATCATCTAATTTAGGGGTATTATGCATACCTTCTTTCACTTGGATCTGTTCAAATTCACCGCTTAAATAATTGTATAATGGTTCATCCTTATTACGTGTAACAATTGTAATGTCTGCGAATGTTCCTTTACCTTGACTAAATACTTTAATTAAATTTAATAAAAAGTTAGTCTTACCTGAACCACTCGGTGCGACGATACACATGCGAAATGGTAAATCAAAATCGTGAAGGTGTTTATTTGGGTTGTCTACTTCTTCTAAGTATTTTTTCGGGACATGTTCATAGAAATTCATGATTTGTCCATTATCCGAAACTTTCTTTCTTGGGGGCATTATTTATATATAATAATTATGTTTTTATATATATATTATTATATATGATTAAAAAATTAGAAATATATGTAATATTTTATATCCAAATTGCGACATAGCTAAACGTTTGTGCCGATGCTGTTCCTGAACCAGTGATGCTAGAACCTGAGTAGAGGATAAAATTTTTAGTCCATGTAAATGTCCCTGTTCCCGTCACACTAACACCTAGACTAAAGAGCACGCCTCCACCAGAATCACTGTTTATTTGAGCAAATATAAGCGGATTTCCTAGTCCTGTAGGTGCTCCTGTAATGGTTTCTGTGCCAGAACCAGCACCTGAACCAACTGTAGCTTTAAATATAACACATCTAAAAGGTGATCCTGCACTTCCAATCTGTAGTTTATTTACTATACACGCTCCGTTATTTACTCCAGTAGTTGAATTTGTTGAATTACCTAATGTAATATTAGATGTTGATGAACCAGTTCCAATATTAATTGTTGGTGAACCTGATGCTCCACATCCAATATTAATTGTTCCTGCTGATGTTCTCGATGTTCCATTACCAATGTTTAATGATGCACCTGTTTGGGCATTTCCAAGCGATATAGACCCTGATGTTTGACTGTCACCAATTGTCATAGCTGTAGTATTTCCTGCTGTTCCATTAATGGTAGGACATGCTAAAGATGTTCCAACTATAGCCCCAGCGGTTGATATGCTTGCATTTGCTGTTGTTAAACTTCCTGCGGATGCTGTTATATTTCCAGTAGTTGCAGTTATACCACTTGATCCTGTAAGTGTTCCTGCTGATGTTATTTTGCCTGATGATGTTGTTGTTATATTTCCACTTGTTGTTATTAAACCACTTGATGATAAACCACTTGTTGCGGTAATTGTTCCTGCTGATGTTATTGTGCCTGATCCTGTTGTTGTTATATTTCCACTTGTTGTTATTAAACCACTTGATGATAAACCACTTGTTGCGGTAATTGTTCCTGCTGATGTTATTGTGCCTGATCCTGTTGTTGTTATATTTCCACTTGTTGTTATTAAACCACTTGATGATAAACCACTTGTTGCGGTAATTGTTCCTGTGCACGTTGAAGTTCCTTTAATATTTGTTGTAGCTGATGAACTACCAATATTAATTACACCAGTTGTGGCGGTGCTTGTATTAATATTAACTATTCCAGTCCCTGATACTGCAGAAATAGGACCAATATTAATAGGGGCAGCAGAACCAACACCTCCACCGATGTTAATAGCACCTCCATTTCCTGTTGTAGCTCTTACACCTGTCCCAATGTTCAATACACCACTGGTTTGTGAATTTCCTAATGCTAAATTTCCTGTATCTGATGCCGATGCATTATTAATTGTATTATTTGTGCAATCAATATTACCTGCATGAACAGAAACACCTGTTGATGTTCCAGTAGGACCTAAACGAATAGTTCCTCCTGATACTTGATTAGTTCCAATTTCAAAATATGAACCAGATGCTGGTGATGTATAATCTATTGATCCAGCTATTAGCGAAGCTATTGTTTCCTCGCCTTGTGCTGTTGGATATGTTAAAAATAATTTTTTAGCTGATGTATACGTTAAGTATGCACCATTTGTTTCGTCAAAAACCGAAGTGTCAAAAATCGGTAAATTTTCGCTTGGGGGTAAATATGTAGCCATTATTAATATAATATATATAATATGTTTTTAAATATTAAAATAGTTTAATATAAATATATAATAAAATAGTTTAATATAAAATTATGCAATTCTTCGGACAGAACCACATGTTGATGTAGTAACGTTACCTCCTGTAACTGAATATGCTGACATATTACTAAATAAATTTACAAATGAATCACTTGTTATAGTAAAACATACGGTATGACTATTTGAAAAATCAACATTTGCTATATTACCAAAATAGTTACCTCTCATACTTCCAGAAACTGGTGTTACGACTGTTGAATTTCCTGTTGTAACTGTTCCCGTGGATGTTGTATAAGATACTCCAATATTATATATATAATTTCCTGATGTAACACTACCTGCAAATTTTGCTAGTGAATTAATAGTTGCTATATATACACCAGCATTAAAATAATTTGGTCCACTTAATGTATTTGATGCTGGGTTAAAATCATATCCTGTTGATGTATTAGTTACAGAAATGACAGAATAATTATAATTATATGATAATGAATTTATAGCTAAAGTAGGTGGAACTGTAGGACATATAATATATGTTGAATTATCTAATACTATTGGTGCGGATGTTACTAAACCACTAGAAAATGAACAAGCCGCTAACATTGATATAGAATTATTAGTTCCTCCCATGTATATGCCACCAGAAGATAGTGTTTTATTACCGCCAATATAAATACGCCCTGTTTTTGATGCTTCATTACAAATATATAAATTATCATTAGTTAAAATTGGAGTTATAGTATTAGTTGTTGTAGTTCCCGTAATAGTCAAATTACCCGTAATATCTGTGTCACCATCAATGGATGTATCACCAAACAAAGCGATAGCACCACCTGAAATATTTGTTTGTGTATTTGTCAATGATCCTACTGACAACTGATTATTTGTTTGTTGTGTTCCTATGTTAATGTTTCCTGTTCTAGCGTTGTTAGCTATATTTAAAACACCATTATCTTGATTATTACAAAAATTACAATCTAATGATGCGTCAGAAACAATATATTCATTTGATGTTATTAAAGGTGATAATATATTTGAAAATGCTTGTATCGTAGCTGCTGTTAGTGTTCCAGATACATTAATAAATGATGCTGCTATTCCTGCACTGAATGTTTCTAATGCTGTGCATGTGTCTTCAATAGTTTTTCTTAAATATAATTTATTTGCTTCGGTTTTAGTTAACGTTTCAGAATTAGCTGATACGAAAACCGAATTGTCAAATATAGGTAAATCCTCACTTGGTGGGTTGTATGATGCCATTATTAATTAATATTGGCATCATATGTTTATATGAATAATTACTTTAGTGATTTTTAAATCATTTGTCCAAATCATGAACTTCTTCATATACTTTTAATTTAAGTCCTTTATAGACCCATTTATTTTTAAATTCTTTAGTAGTGCATTTAAATGACTTATTATATACTTCATCAAATTTAGTATATAATACACTTACTTTCAATGGTTTTAGACTGTTTTCTTTACACCATGCTTCATATAATGATTTAATTTCTGATTTTGAAAATAATTCTTCATCACATGTTTCAAATGTATCGTCAATGAAATTAGTGATATTAGATTGTTCCCTAATATATTCATTCTGTGCCTCTAACATCTCACCAGTAGGATTAAATTTTTTATTTTTATAGTATTCAATAGCACCATCTACACACCATGAAAAGAATTCATTCATATATTTTTGTTCAATAACTTTATCTACAGAATCTATTCTTAAGAATTCATTAGCCTTTTTAGGATTATCAATAAATCTAGCATTGAAAGGAACTAAACGAACACGATCTACATTAGCACGATCATTAGCATTGAAATCAGGTTTAAAATTTGTGCATAACATTAACTTACATTGTGGAATGAATGTTACAGGATCTTTATATAATCCACGTGCGGTTATAGAATCATTACCACTAATCATTTTAATAATAGCTTCATTCAACGAATCATTAGCTTCTGTTTCACTGAATGTAGCACATCTACAATCTTTTAGTTGTAATACTTCAGAACCACCTGTTTTACCAGTATTATTACTAATGAATACACATTTTGAAACTGCTTGATATTGTTCTTTCAATATTTTATTCATTAAATTTAAAATCATACTTTTACCATTAGCACCGATACCATAAAGTATGAAGTAAACCCTAGCAGAAATATCACCTGATAAACAATATCCTAAAATCTTCTGAAGGTATTTAATATTTTCTTCATTATTACACATAATATTATTTATGATCTCTAACATTTCAGGGCTTCGTTTTGTGGTATATTCTACATCACATCTATAAGTGAAATAATCATTTTTAGTAATTGGTCTAATTTGCCCTGTCATTAAATTAATCACATTACATCTACTAATTGGTAGTAGGTGATCACATGATCTATTTAATTTATTATAAAAATTATCATCTGTAATAATAACTTCATAAAATCCGTAAACGTTTTTTAGATGTTGTTGTTTAGATATTTTATTAGTCAATTTAGTAAGTAATATAATATCGTCTTTAGAAATATTTGTTGATGAAATATATAATCTTAAGGTATGATCAAAAAAGTTAGACATATCATTAATAATAGTGCCCATACTAATTTCAGACCATAACATACGACTATCTTCTGTCATGTCAAAACCATAAAGATATTTTTTAGAATATTTATGTTTACCCATTCTAAATTCCCAATAGAAATTGGCGGTTTTATGCTCGTTCTCAAGTATTGATACATATACGCCATATTCTGGGTATTCAGTAGTCATTAAAGTCTCCAAATTCATTAATATATTAAGTAAATAAACCTTTAAGTCATTTTATGAGTTTGGATTTTTCCAATTTTATATAAATATTTTTGGAGACTTTTAATGAATAAATGCGTGTAATAGTTTACGTTGTTCCTCACGTTCTTTTAGCTCTTGATTAATTTCTAATACTTTCTTCTCCGTGCGGTCAGTCTCCTCATTGACGAAGTGTTTATATCGTTCACTCTTCTCTACATACTTCTCTAACATCTCCTCTAATTTTTTATCAGGTAATACTCTAATATCCATTAGTATATATATTAATTATATCTTTAACTTATTTAATTCCAAATCTCCAATTTTAAGCCCGTTTCCCAAACTTGGCTCATGGAATCATGTTTTCTAGGGTAAGTTTATAATTTTAATATATTTTTGGAGACTTGGATCTTTTTAAAATTAAAAACACACCTTATATATATAACTTATTTTAAAAGATTTTTAATTTTTAATAGTAGATTAGATATAAAAAGTAAAAATCAATAAGAATTAATGAATAAAGAACAACAATTGAAGATGTATTCAAATATATTAATAGTTCAAAAAAAGGCTAAAAAACTGGGTTTAAATCCCGTTGAAATATCATCGCGAAAAGATAAGAAGTATATGATACATGACAATCAAGGGCATGTAAAACATTTTGGTCTGATGGGTTATCAGGATTTTACTAAGACTAAGGACGAAGACAAAAGGGCTAACTTCCGACGACGTAACCACATGTGGGCAGACGCCCCTAAATACAGCCCCGCAAACCTCAGTTATAATTTATTGTGGTAGTCTACCAATCAATGTTCTTTCGCTTAAATTTACTACAATTATTATTATCTTCTATAATTGGTATATCATAATATATACACTTATATTTTTTAGGGAAGTTATGCCTTATATATATACATTCTTTACAAGATCTATTAAATATATAATGTAAAAATAATAATATTAATTTCATTAAAAGATATAAACAATATTTCTTTATAAAGTGTAATGAAAAAAAATCTTAAAAATTTTGTGGAGGCTGGATATAAAAAAAAGTCTGACGTTAAACAAATTGATAATTATATATTAGATGAATCGTTATCAACTAAACGTGATAAGGTATATTATGACCCTACCACAGGAAAGGCTGTTCATACTATAGCAGGGACAGACAGTTTAAAGGACTGGTCTAATAATGCATTAATCCCATTAGGATTACATCAATATTCAAATAGATATAAAAATGCTGAAAGAATTCAAAAAGAAGCTAATAATAAATATGGTAAGAGTAATGTAGATTTAGTGTCTCATTCACAGTCTGGTAATATTGCTGAAAATTTAGCCAATAAAAATTTAGTAGGTGGTCAAAATACAACTTTAAATCCTGCTATTATTGGCAGTCATAATAAAGATATTAAAGTAGTTAAAAGTATATTAGACCCAGTTAGTTTATTAACTAATACTAATAAAAATGATATGTTAATTATGCCTAAATCATTAAATCCAATAACAGAACATTCAACAAATATTCTTGAAAAAACTAAAAATGTATTTGGTTTTGGTATAAAGAAAAAATCATATAATAAAACAATGAAATACAGGTCAGAGGATGAATCAGAAGCTTCAAGTAGTGAAGAAGAGGAAGAACATGAATTAAGAGGTGGTGCTTTACATGAACAAGATATTATTGATAGAATCGCTAAATTATCACACGATATTCATGTTCACCATCAAAAGCATGGTATTAAACCATCAATATTAAAAGGATTTAAAATATTAGGCAAAGGGATTGTTCACAGTGCCGTAGTCCAACCAACCCCGCCTAAAATGTCAGGTGGATCTGTAAATAGAAATAAGAAATTTAATACATGGTTTAAAGATATAGGACAAAAATTTTTACCATTAAATAAAAATTTATCACCAATTAAACATCAGATGACACAATCCGCAGTGGATAACATCGCATATCAAACAATGACACCAGAACAACAAATGCAATCTGGGGTTGATATGTTCGGTGATGTAATGAGTAATTTTACAGGTAAAGATACTACATCAACATCATCAAGCCCAGCACCTGCAGTTATGCCTCAAACTGATACATACAATCAATTATATCAACCTATTATTCCACAACCTACGACAGAAAGTGCATATCATGGATATTATAATTCTACTCCTGATTATAGCCAATATGATTTTAATAGTCAACCAAGTTCATATTCTAGATCATATCAACCGTCAGGAATGAGTAGTGGATACGGATTAAAAGGACGTGGTGCTACTGGTCAAATGCTTAAAGAAACTGCTGCTAATGCTACGGCTAATCTTATTAATGCTGGTTCTAATCGTGCAGCGAATGAAATGACAACCCAAGGAACTGGATTCAGATCAAGAGTAAATAAAGGCTACGCTAATCAACAAATGACAATTAAAGGTCAAGGTGTTACGGGCACAATGCTTAAAAAGGCAGCTGCCGCCGCTGTTGTAAGACTTCTAAACAGTGGATCAGAACGTGCATCACATGAAATGTCAACCCGTGGGAGGAAAGGAAGAGGTGTATTAGGATTATCAAAAAGTGATATGGGTGTTCCATCATCAAAAGCCCAAGGTTCTGGTATGCGTGGTTTTGGTGCTACTGGAACAATGCTTAAAAATACTGCTGCTAATGCTACTGCTAATCTTATTAATGCTGGTTCTAATCGTGCAGCTGGTGAGATGACAACCCAAGGCACAGGAATTAAACGACGTGGAAGACCTAAAGGATGTGGACGCAGTGAAGTAACTGACGAACTCACACGAAGAAATCAAGGTAAAACACGTGAAGATTTCGCAAATGAATTATATGCTGCAGATAGAAAAGTAAATGGTAGTGGTGCTACTGGAACAATGCTTAAAAATACTGCTGCTAATGCTACGGCAAATCTTATTAATGCTGGGTCTAATCGTGCAGCCAATGAGATGACAACCCAAGGAACGGGAATCCGAAAGGGAAGATTTAAGAAAGGATCACAAGAAGCCCGTGACCATATGGCAAGAATTAGGGCAATGAAAAGATAAATTATTAATTAAAAACATATTACATATATATAATATTATGAAATGTTATATATATAAAATACAAGATAATAATAATCCTGATCAATTTTATATCGGATCTACTTTAAATCTATCACGACGTAAAAGTCACCATAAAAAGAACGTTAAAAATAAAGTAGGTAAATTATATTGGTGTAAAATATACCAATATATACGCGATAATGGAGGATGGGATAACTTTACTTTTACCAAAATAGATGAAATTGATATAAATTTACTATCTGAGGGAACAGAATATGAACAGTCTATAATTGATGAATTAAAACCCTCATTAAACTCTATAAAAGCATCAAAAAAACTATATAAGGAAATATCAATATAGTATATATAATGGAAACTGTGCAAGATATACCAAAAGTCATACCTAATTCTGATTATTTGTATAAATCAAATATTGAATGGTGTAAAGATATACCATATCAACCACCAAACGAATATGAAATTGATATGTTGAAAGGAACTAAAAGTGCTAAGGAATTGCTTGAAGAAGAAGCTGTTGAAATTTCAGAAGAACAAAAAAGAAAAGATAGACTACGTCATTATTTAACGATGTTTAAAGTTATTACACTTACCAGAATGAATTTATCACCAATATACGATACAAGTTTATTCCAACCACACCAAAAAATTGAATATATGAGACATATGGAAAGTTTAGTTGAAGATTATAATAATGATTTTGAACCAGATATAACAAATGAATTTAATAAAATTTGTATTGATAAAATATTTAATAATCCTGACGTGTCATCATGTCCTGTTTTTAATGTTTAAAAAATATCATTTAAAAATTAAAAATGTTTAATTAAAAACATTAAATTGCATTTAATATTTAAACACATATTATTATTATTAAATAATAATATGAGTGGTCAACCTTACAAATATTCAAAAGATGTAGAAGGATTCCGTAATGAGTATATGAATACTTTAGGATTACGGGCGAATATAGATAATATGAATTTACAAGCAAATAAAACATATAAAGAAACTGGGGCTTTACCTCCAAAATCTACAATGAAAGACAACAGAACAACAGCGGAAATATTAGCTGATACAGAAAAATTAAAATTATCTATTATTGGTGAATTTAAATCTGTATGTTCACCTAACATGGCTATGTCAGTCATACAAAAAGTTCAAGCATCTCCATTAAATGCAGATGGGTCATTTTTAATATGGTTAGCCCAAAACGTGACTGAATTAGTCCCACAATTAAAAAAGAAATATAAATTTGGTATTGAAGGTAATGCTAATGATATAGATACAATGTATTTATTTTTACAAACAACTTTTAGTAAAACTAGAGATCTAGGGTCATCAGTTAGAACAGCATTTGATAGACCCGCAGGATCTGAAGCATTCGGAACAGCATATGGAGATTTCCCAAAAATAAGAGAACAATATAATGATATAGCATTCAGATTATCAAATACTCCTACTATGACACCATTAAAAATTAAAGTTAGACAACAATTTGATGAAATGGATCTATTATTTGCACCTAAGGTATATAATGGTCAACAAATACCAAATTTATATAAAGAAGTTAAAGATATCCACACAGGTATCTCAATGAATATTAATAATTATCCACAACAAACCCAAAACAATTTAATGCTTGGATTTACTGATTTTATTGAATATTCTGAAAAATTACCTGCTCCATCACTATTAAGAACACTATTAGATCAATTACAAAAATCAGAACGTAATGCAGACCCAGACCTTAGTGTTAAAATTTTACAAAATTTAAATTCAGTTTTACCTACACAAGCAGAAACATATAGGATACATCAAGTGGGAATGAATATTATCACTTTAGTCGGTCCTATCGGTGCACCAGTTTTACCTCCTGGTGGTGCTCCACCATTAGCACCAGCACCGCCAGTATTTTTACCACTGCCAGGAGGTGCTCCACCTCCTGCAGGTGCTCCTCCGATGGGTGGTCAAGTTGCTGCAGATGCTACATCATTATTGTATTATATTTTAACAGATATATACGGAAGGTGGTATCAAGAAGATCAACAAAATGGACCAATACCAGCAGGAACAACTGAAAATTTTGCTGATGTCGGTATGAGGGCAGGAATTAATCAATTTTTAGCAGGTAATCCAACGATCGGACCTAATATTCATTACAATGAAAATGAAATGATGACAGCTATTAGACAATTTACATCAAACAGAGGGGCACGTAATAACGATAATATGTCATATATTGATCAATTAGTTCAACAACATGATAATGGAAATGGTGCTATTGATTTTGTGCAAGGAACAGAGAATGAATTCAGACATGTTATCAGAAATATGGGTGCTTATACAATGACAGGGTTCGGTGTAGGTAGGCGGGCAGGTAGACCTAGAGGGTCGGGCATTGTTAAGCCATTACATGAAAGAATTGATAATACTAAAGGTATCAAACAAGGTCATACACATGTTCCATTTGGTAAATATATTTTAAATAAAAATAGATTAGATGATGATATATTTTATTTTAAACATAATAAAGGTTATGGAGTCCATGGATACCCAGCGAGAAAGATAACTAAAAATTTATCTGGTATCATTAAAACAATCGTTGGTGGTGGTGTGCCTAAATTTGATGAACTTAATAATTTATCAAATGAAGAGAAAACATATTTACATAATGTATCTAAAAAGGCTGGAATAATGGATAAAATAAGCATCCCTACACCATCCAAGGATATGTTAGAACGTGATATACACCAATTTGAGGTGATGAAAGGTGAGATACTCGCGGGTAATGACTCACATGAATTAATTAAAAAATTTAAAATTATATTATTAAAATTATCTAAGAATGGAACTATACCTAAACAGGAATCTATGGAAATTATGGAGGATTTATTAGCTTTAGGTTATTAATCCAAATCTCCAATTTTAATTTAATTTTTATAACTTACTATAAGAAATTAAAATATATATACTAAGTTTATAATTTTAATATATTTTTGGAGATTTGGATTTTAAAATATTATAAAGATATAAATTTATATCATTATAATATGACAACAGCAGGAATATACAATTACCACCCAAAGGTAGATAACCCAAACGAGACATTCGTTCAAATGACTTCAGATACATTTCAACCACCATTTTATTTTGGTGCGTCACAAGTCCCAATTAATTTAAATTATGATCACCACTTACCTAAAAGATATCAATATGAATTTTCTCAAAATGGTATCAATGGTATACCAATGAAAGGTCACGGGCTAGGACTTGGTCTTAAAACAACACATCGTAAAAATGATAACATAAGATTAGCCAAACTTATGTTTCATAAATAGTTTTAAAGATTAAGTATATTATTATACTAATGTTCGTAATTGTAATGAATGGCACACATATCGTCCAAGACGGTTTAAACAACAAGTTAGTATATAAATTTCCTAACTCCATCGTATTAAAAGACAAATATATAGCCGTAAGTAGTATTAGTATGTATTACTCATGGTTTAATATTACCTCCACATATGGAAATAATATATTTACATATACTTGGACCTCAGGCACAACAACCACAACTTATACTATTTCCATCCCTGATGGGTTATGGGATATATCAACGATAAATAATTATATTCAATATAATTGTATTAATAATGGCACATACTGGACAATTTCAGGAACTAATTATTACCCATTTGAATTAATTGTCAATGCAAATAGATACGCAGTTCAATTAAATACATATTATATTCCTACATTAGCAACCGCACCAACTGGAATTACATTACCATCTAATTGGGCAGGATATCCTACAACATCTTTCAATACTGTCGTAACATTTCCATCGGCATTTAATGCAATTGTCGGTTATGGTGCTGGCTTCGCTAGTGCTAATAACGTAGGTGGAACTATTACATTCGGAACACCAACAGCAAGCACGAATTATGCGAGTGTTGATTCTGTAGATACTATTTCATACCTATCTAATACTGCACCACAAGTTCAACCATACAGCAGTATTTTATTTTCTTTATCAAATATTAATAATCCATACTCACAACCATCTAGTATTATATACAGTTTAAACAGTAATGTAAGTGCTGGAGAATTGATTTCTGAAAAACCCCCTAATTTCATGTGGAATAGAATGATTGACGGAACATATAATGAATTAAGATTAACTTTCTTAGGTCCAAATCTAGCACCAATTACAATTAATGACCCTAATATGACTATTCTATTAACTATTAGGGATAAAGATGAAGGGGCTATTGCCTCAAAATAGAGTTAAAGATATATTTCATTATATATATAATGGACGAATCAAAACTTAATACTCTTATTACTGATATTAACAATGAAAAAACAAAATTATTTAATGATCTTAAAAATGATACAGAATTACAACACTCAAATGTTATTAATAGTAAATTAAATGCTTTAGATAGTATGTTAAAAGCTGTATTCAAATTACGTAATATTATTATTAAGGAAAAATTAACTTTCAAAATGTAATTAAAGATATAAAAACTATATCTTTAATGGTATACAACGTAATTAAACATGTAACTCTTCCACATCATAACGCATCTAGTATGAATTCATTATCAGCATATCACAAAAATATGAATTTTATTAAAGGTGAGGGGATGGGATCAGTATTATTAAGAACAGGTGGTGGCGGTTCTGCGTCATCATATATGGATATGGATGATTATATTTCACAAACAGGGATTAACCCATATGCAAGGGCTGGAGTATCACAAAGTAAAGGAAGTGGTATTCCTTCAAGTTTAAGTAATAAATTATCTAAATTATCTATAGCACCCCCATCACATTCAATGCGTAAAAATATTGTAATGAATATGTAACTTCTATTTTTTATTAATCTTTAAGAAAATATTTAAAGATTAATAAACTTACTTATCTAATGTGTGATAAACTAGTATTTGACCTATCCCAAGAAGTGGAAGGAAGCCCAAATGTATTCGTCCGTAAAGACTGGATTAACATTTTAGATAACCAAAATCAAAATTATTCAAATAATCAAAGTATCATCGATACTTCTCAACTTTCAAACAGTAATAAATATATGTCATACAGAGAATCGTATCTAGCCATGCCACTCTTATTAACAATTACCCAACCATCAAGTGGAACGAACATTACATCGTATGTAGCAGGAACAACCACTACCGCAGGCGGTGCACTTGTTTATTCCGCTTTTAATGCAGCAGGAACATCTGGCGACTATTGTCTAGGTCTAAAAAATTGGTTTGGAACAATGATTCATTCCATGACGTTGGATTACAACGGTTCAACTATTTGCCAGCAAACTCCGTATATTAACATGTGGAATTCATTCAAACTGATGACCTCCCTATCCTATCAAGATTTAATCACTCAAGGTTCAAAACTTGGATTTTATCCTGATGATCCAACATCATTTCAATTCTTCCCAACTGGTGCAGGCAGTGCACAAAATGTATCTTCAACAGCAGCAGATTATTTAATGGATGGAACATGTAACAACAGCAATTATTTTAATACAACTCCAGTTTCTGGAGCATACAATAACTTTAATTCTGGTTATGGTAATATTGGTTTACTTGAACGCCAACAAAATATTAATTTTGATTGTGATGCACTTGTATCAAATGGTCTTACTTTAGCTACTGGTTTAACTACCAGTAACTACACAAGTCTCTTATATGGTGGAACTGGTGCATTAACTAACTTGTGGAAATCATATATTTTAACTAAAATTTCTGGTGCTGCGACTGTTTCCGCTGGTGCTGCAGGTGTAGCCCCCACATACAGTGCAATCACTGTTCCAGTTTTACAAATTAATGTGATGGCTACTGTCATGTTAAAACATATTCACAGTTTTTTCAATATGTGCCCTTTACTTAAAGGTGTATTTATGAAAATTACTTTGAATTTAAATAATACTTCAACATCTTTAGTTTCATGCATGTCATCAACTACCGCAGCCGTGACAGGTGCACCAACTCAAGCGGGATTACATATTTCAGCTGTTAACAACGCTGTAGGAGGTGTAAATCCTTTAATGATTGCTTCACCTGCAACCCTGAACGGTTCAGTTGCATTACAAACAGTGTCAGGGACTGGTTCAGTTTTCGCCGTAGCAAATGGAACAACAAACTTCAATTACGTCGCTAATATTTCAGTCGGTGCAACATGTTTAGACAATTCCATTAAAAACACTAATGGTGTGACTACTGGAAATCTTGCCAAATCAATTTATTTATATGTTCCAGCATATACATTTAACCCAACCTTTGAACAGGCTTATTTATCTACTCCAGTTAAACAAATTAATTACACTGATGTATACCAATACCAAATTACAAACGTATCACCTAACGGGATGATAAATAATTTAGTTACAAATGGTATCGCAAATATTAAGAGTATCCTCGTTCTTCCATACTATAGTTCTTTAGCAGGCACAGGAGTTACAAATCTTAAATCTGGTTTAAGTATTAATAACAATACAAATATTTTACAAGGTTTACCAGTTTATCAAAGTCCGTTTGATCCTGCAGGAACTGGTCCTACTTCACCGTTATGTCATCTAACAAATTTCAACGTGCAAATATCTGGGCAGAATGCCATCTATAACCTACAGAAATATGTTTGGGAAGAATTTAACAACCAACTTTATGGTCAAAATGCTGTGAATGGTGGTCTCACTGATGGTTTAACTTCTGGTTTAGTTGGTCGTCAAGAATTTGACATGTCATATTGTTATTACTACGTAAATGTTGAACGCATGTTACCAGTTGAACAAAGTGTGCCAAAGTCTGTTCAAATCATCGGTCAAAACTTATCAAATAAATACTGTGATTACTGGGTATTTGTTGAATATGGTGTTTCTATTTCTATTGATGTATTAACTGGAGCAAGGGTTTAAAGATATAATTAGTATATATAATATAGCTACTTGTTTCTTGTTTAAAAACTAAGAAAATTATTAATTAATATTTTATTTAATATTAATTAACAATGAGATAATGACAAATCATTTAAAAAGATGATGATTTAATTATTAATGCATACAATTCAGATTGACGCAAGTCCACATCAATTACGAAAACTTAAAAGAGGTCATCGTGTTAGAGTAAAGAGGGGTGAAGGCTTTGAGCTTTTAGTTCATCCACATACATATAATATCGTTTCTAGATCCTTCGTTAAAAATAAAGGATCTGAAATTCAATTATCACCTGAAGAGATTGAAATGAATAAAGGTATTTTAAAGGCTATTAGTCCTGAAGCCCATAACCCAAAGAACAATATTCAACCAGCTACAGCCCCAACAACCCCAATAGCTGGTGGTTCATTACGTAACACATCATCACAAATTCAATTATCTGATGCACTTAATCATCACTTAGGATCTAATTATGGTTATTTAGCACGTGCAGGATTAGACAATGCTATTAATTCTAATAAAGGTGCTGCAATGGCTAAAATGGGTATTGATGCACGCTATAGAAATGCACCACAACAACAATTATTAGGTTTAGTCGGTCCTCATTCTCGTGTTTCAGGTGGTTCACTCATTGAAAAATCAACAATTGGTTTAAAAGGTAGTATGATACATGCATATACTCCACCCGCATTAGTATCACAACCATTCAGTGCAAATTTCCAATTTCAACATTTCCTTCCACCACAATATCAACACTTTAATTCTGGTGGGACTTTTGATAATATGGGTGGTTCTGGTCTTTATGTTTAAAAATTAAAAATATCCAAATCTCCAAAAATATATTAAAATTATAAACTTCCTATAAGAAATTAAAATATATATACTAAGTTTGTAAAATATCCAAATATTTGGAGATAATATTATAAATCAATATAAAGGAAAGATAATATATATTATTAATAATATGTCATTAACAGATACACAAATAACAAATTTATGTAAACGAATGAATATACCTTTAGCGGGTATACTTTTTAAGGATGAGTTACATGCACCTTTAGAATACAATAAAGCGTATTTTGTTAATTTAGAAGATAGTCTTGATGAGAACGGTAATGAGAATGATGGGACTCACTGGACTTATTTGCAATTAACTAAATATCCTAATGGTAAAATAGATAAAATATTCTTTGATCCATACGGTGCACCACCAAGCGAAAATATTAAAAAATCTGTAGAAGAAACAACTAAAACTAAAGGTCTACCTCATACAGAAAAAGATATACAATCACTTATGAATAATGCTTGTGGGTTTTATTGTTTAGCGTTAGGACATTTTATTAATGCATCAAAATTTAGATCAGGAAGTTTATATGATGATGTAAGCTGTTTTATGGACATGTTTGAAGACCTTAACAAATCTGTAGATTTTAAAAAAAATGAATATATTCTGAAACATTTTTTTAGGTCAGAAGATCCAACTATGAGACGAGAAGTTGATGTTATAACTAGCCAAGATGAAAAAGGAGGTATTGATGCATTCAGGATTCCATGTGATGTTAAAGTTGTAGATAAGTAATAGATATAAAGGAATACTTTTATTATATATATAATGAGTGAAACCCCTGAAACCAAGTATAGTTCATATACACCAGCACAGAAGAAAGCATCCCAAATATATAGACAAAAAAATAAAGAGAAGATAAATGAACAACGAAAGAAATATTATCAAACTAAAAAAATGAATGACCCTTCATTTTTAGAATACAAAAGGATTAAGGCTAGAGAATATTATGAAAAAAAGAAACTAGATAAAGTAGTAAGACCTGAAGTCACACCTGAAGAATCTAAAATTGAAGTAGTTGATACAGTTGAATTACTTAAAATTATTTCACCTGAATCACCAATTGTGAAAGCACTTGAAAAGGTTCAAGAAGAGAAACCTGTTGAGCCATTGCCCGAATTACTGAAAGAAGCAATGACAGCACCATTACCTGACGAACCTAAAAAGAAGTCAAAGAAGTCAAAGAAATAAATTAAATTAAAAGTATCATTATATATGATACGCTGTATGATTTCCCGAGCGGTCAAAGGGGCGGGTCTTAAGATCCCGTGCTATGCTTCGTGGGTTCGAATCCCACATCATACAACATGTATTGTTTATGGGACGATAATATATGTAGTCATTATTTTATAATGATGACTAAATATAAATTACATTTTATCTTCATCAAACTCTCCATAATACGGCGGTCCGTCTAGCTTCTCCATCTCACGGGCAATCTTTTTTTCTATGAATGGTGTTTGCCATCCTGTGCCCTTGAATGGTAATGACAATGCTATAGCCTCTAAAGTATTATTAATATTTTTAATACTAGTGGTGTGCATATCTTTAACATTGATATAGTCTAAATGAGTTGATAGAATTAAATTTACATCTCTTTCAACTGTTTTAACTTTACGATGCAAAACCATGTAAAAATATGATAAGCCAACAACCCCAAAAACAATAGACGATGTAAGGAACGCTTCATTTGTATATTTCATTATAATATATATATAATATACCTTTAAATAATTAAATAATATATCCATATGATTACATTATATAATTAAAAATACTAAAGAATACACTTTTTCGTATACAGATATCAGGAAATTAGGGTAAAGATCGTAAGAAAAGGGGCGAAATTAATCAAAAGTTAAGATTAACATGTAAATTATGATGCGAATTATTAAAATATAGATTAATTAAAACGTTTTAATTAATATTAATATATAAATTATAGATGATTATTCATATATTAAGCTTAATAATTAGATAATCACCCCCATTTAATTGGTGTATATCTTAGTCATTGTGAAGTTCTTACAGTGAATCATATATAAAAACTGGATCATACCTTTAAAAGTATTACATCGCAATGTCGTTGTGATATTATTATATTCAGGTGTATAGTTTTCCCGTCTGTTCAGATAGCAACCTCTACGCCAGTCACTAATTGTTTGTTCATCATCGTATTGTTCCTCAATCTCATATTCTAATATTAATGGTAGATATATATTCTTCATTTAATATATATACTAAAGATATCTTTATATTATTATATCTCCAAATCTCCAAAATTAATTAATATTATATAACTTATTATATAATATTAAAAAATAAATACAAAGTTTATAAAAACTCCAAATAATTGGAGACTTATTAAACTGGTGCTTCTTCAACTGTAAGTTCAGGCGGTTCTGTTATTGGTTCTATTGGTTCAACCACAACAGGTTCTTCAACCTTTACTTCTTCAACTACCACAACAGGTTCTTCAACCTTTACTTCTTCAACTACAACATCAGGTTCTTCAACTACCACAACAGGTTCTTCAACCTTTACTTCTTCAACTACCACAACAGGTTCTTCAACCTTTACTTCTTCAACTACCACAACAGGTTCTTCAACCTTTACTTCTTCAACTACCATAATAGGTTCTTCAACCTTTACTTCTTCAACTACCACAACAGGTTCTTCAACCTTTACTTCTTCAACTACCATAATAGGTTCTTCAACCTTTACTTCAACAATTATTTCAGGTTCAACTATTGCAGGTGTTCCAACTCTTTGTCTATGTCCATATCCCATATATTATTAATATGTATGTAATCTTTAAATATTTATGGTTTTCTTATTAATGTATCTAATGAAGGTCCACGACTTGGGGTTTGTCCACGTTGAAGAGGTTGTGGTAGTTCCACCTGAGGTAATCCTTCATTAGTTTCTAGTTCTACAGATCTATGTATTTTAATACAACAACATTCTATATTATCACACTTTGATTTAAAAAGATATTGTGCCAGTGCTAATATACAGGCTATAATGGATGTGATCATAAATGACCAAAACATTTCAGTAAACATTAATAATATAAATAATAACTGTTTAATACCTATCCTTCGTATTCTTTCATGAATAATTGTTCTGACATTGTATTGAATCCAGAAATTGCTAGCTGTCTACATACCCCGTTTAATGCTTCTGGATCTGTTTTATTTAGTTCTTTAGGTAATATATCACTGGTCTTTGACTTCCTCATATAATAACTTCTAGCTTGTGTGAACTTCTTGTGTTCTTCTGGTGTTAGATCTCTTAGATGCTTTGTCTTCTCAGCTTTTTTAACTTGTCTTGCTGCTTTCTGCTTCTCTGCATATTTCTTTAATCTTTCTTGTTTTTTGATTTCTGATAATTTATTCTTTTCTAATTTATCAGCTTTCTTTTTCAATATATTTTCAATAGCTGTTTCAGTCTTAAATAGTTTTAACATTAGTTCAGGATATTTATTATTAAATTTACTTATAGTATCATAAGAATAAGAATCAATAATCTTCTTCTTTTTAATAGCTTCAAATTCTGGGTTCTTTAAACTATTGGCTATTTGATCTATTACAGTCATATTTTTATATTTATATGGTTGTAATAGAATATCCTTATCCATTTTAAGTTCTTTTTTATCTTGTTCAGAAGGATGATATTTAATGTGTTTCTCATCGGCTTTAACTAACTTCTTTTTCTCTGACTTAGAAGCCTTTGATATTTTATTAACTTCTTTAATAATATCTTCAATATCTTCTACATCATCCTTATATTTTTTACTTTTAGGTTGGCTAACCATATCAAAGGCTAAATTAACAGCATTATTTAGAGTCTTAGATTTTTTAGGTTTAACATTTGATACCTTTTCTACATCTTTAAGTAAATTTTTAATATCTCTTTTAATTGAATCTTTTTTAATATCTTTAATAGTAGATTTAATTTTTTTAGTAGTTTTAGTTTTATCTGATTTAGGTTTAGTAGATATTAATTCATAATTATTTTGTTTAATAAATTTATCAACATCTTTTTCAGTTGTTATTTTACCAGATTCAACAATTTTAAATATAGATTGAACATCTTTAATATTTTTTAATATTGATTTTGCATATAATCCTAATTTGCGGTGTTTATCATGTTCAATGTTTTTTATACGTATCCGTTCCATTGCTCTTACACCTGCTTCATGTGATTCCTTCCTTAATAATTCTGATGCTTTCTTAGCCTTTAAATTATGAACACGAATCATTTCTCGTTCTTCTTCACTATCTGACATATATATTATATAAATAGATTCTTTTTAAATCTCTTTATATTTCTTAATTCTCTCTTTCCATTGGTTTTTTCTCATTTCTTCTAATTTTTTAACTGGTATTGGTTTAACATGACGGGTATTAATAATTTTCATATTATGAACATTTAAATTGTAACTATCAACATTGGCTTTTTGTGCTGAAGCACTTACATATTCATATGGACTTGTTGTTAATTGTGTTGTATCTAAAATATGTGATGCACCAAATTTTGATAAATATTGTTTATATGATTGTCCTAATAGTGCTCTTTTTGTAAGAACTAAAAATAATATATCATTATTACCAGCAAAAGCATTTTCTGTATCTTCAACAGCTTTAGGTTTTGTTTTAGCTTTATTTACTTGTAATGATTTTATATGTGATACAATTTCATCACTGTGATATTTACGGGTATCTACTGGACCAATATGTAATGGAACTTTTGTATATTTCATTGGCGTCCCAATATTAGAACTAAATGAAAATTTTGTATTCTCTTCGCCAGATAATGGTTTAAGTGTATTTGAATATAATTCACTTTTATTTTCCTCAATTTCTTTTTTACCTTCTTTATATTCTTCTTTAGACTTAAAACCATCCTTATATTTTTCTTTCAATTTTTGAAGGTCGTTCTGTAAATCTAATAAACCATTATTTTTCAATTCTCTTTTGACAAAATCTTTATAATTTTTTTCTGAAGGAATTATTAAATCATCTTCAATATCATAATATTTATCATATTTTTTCATTTCAATAGATACATTAAATGATTTATTACCCTTTCTTAATATAACTGTATATGCGTCATAATTTGTAAATCTACCTTTATGTGCAGGGTCTTCCTTAACTTTAGAATCTGATTTAATATCTTTTATTTCAATATCTGAACCATATATTTCTTTCATTACTGTATTTAATAATTCAGGATTATTTAATACCATTGCTTCAAAATCTTTCCCTGATTCATATAAATTCTGTTTACGATTTTCATGTTTTATTGGATCACCTTTATCAAATGCGTCACTCCGTAATGGTGAATCATCAGTAAATAATTCACTAAATTTATCAATTTCATTTCTAGGATATATTTTATCTATATTTTGTATCATATTTTTATATGAATTACTTATTACAGAATCAATATCATCTATATCTTTATTTAGTAATTCGTCTATACCTGTTGTATCTGTAGTATCTGTATAATCAGGTATATCAACATGATATTTAGTTGATTTTTTAGTTTTTTCACCCTTCTCTTTTATTATATCCTCTTTTGGTGGTTTATTACCTTTAAATACTTTCCTAAATTCACTATATATTATAGCTCCGTTTTCATCACCGAAATCATCTAATAATTCCTTCCATAATTTATCTGTAAGCTGTTTTCTCTCACTTGTGGTGGTTGCATTAGTCCAATTAATTAAATATTCATTCAAAGTAATCATAATTAATTCAATTTCAGGAGGATTATATTGATCAAAAAATTCATTTAATAAAAAATCACGAATTGCACTTAAAAACCTTTCATCATCTAATGATATTTTATTTTCAATTTCATCTTTTTTTGGTGTAATATCAACAATGTCTCTTTCTTGTTTATGTTGTTTTTCTAATCTTTCAATTCTTTTATCATCATAATCTTCATCGTCAATATATCCTATTCCTTTTTCATATTGATCATCAAGTTTCAAAACTTCAACAATATCACCTTTATCATCATATATAACCCGTCCCGTTACATCATATTCTTCACCGTCTTCATCCCATTCTCTAACTTCATCATCCGATTGTCCATCATCTTCTTCAAATAAAAAATCACCATCATTAGTATAATACCTATCAATACCTTTACCTTTCAATTCATATTGTGGCAGGTGATACCCTAAACCGCCTTTACCTTTCATATTTGGGAATGGATTGTGACCATCATTATATAAATATAATAGTTTTCTTAACATATTATATTAATATAAGCATCTGTTTTTATATCATTTTTTAGGTTTATTAGTTTTAGGTTTTTTATTTGGTTCATTACAATTAGGGTGCATATAACAAGGGGTTTCAAATCCTGTTCCCTGCATTTGTCTATCACGTTCTTCACGGGTTAAAATACCTTTAACTACTTTTGGCATTAATATTATATGTAATATATCTTTAAATTGGTGTTAAATGACCCTTAAGATTAAAGGCTGGATTTCCTTCATAGTCTTTACATTTTTTCAATTTTGTTTCATCAAAAAAATATAATGGTCGTTTACCTGATGCAAATTCACCATTAGGAATTAATTTATTATTTTCTTTATCAAAAAATGGTTTATACTGGAATAGACCTTCTTTCAATCTAATAACAAAAACTACTTCACGCCCATGTGAATTAGGTGGTAATATATTTTGTGTATAGTGTTTACCAGTTTTTGGGCTAATATAATTTAAATTTAAACTGTATAGTCTACCATCTTCTAAATATGTTGGGACAAAATATTTAGTGCCTGCAAATTTAGAAGGTTGCATTGGTATTACATCATCTTTAATAGAATTATTGACATAATTTTTAATTTCAAATACAAATTTATCATTGTATAGATCTAACGTGCATGCCTTCCTTAATGAGTTTTTCTTTCCATTATTAAATGTTACTTCTTCATCAGGTATAATTTCATCTTTTTCAATATCATGAATTTTAGATGAATCGCCTGTAAACTTCTGTAAAATTGGTTGACCACCTTCTGTGAAGAAGTCTTCTAATTTTTTACCGTATGTTCCCTTAGATGCTAGTGATGCCTGTGCATTAACAACAGGTGCTTCTGCTTGTTTCTCTGCTAATGCTTTCTTTGCTGCTGCGTTGGCTTTCTTCTGTGCTGTTTTTGATAGTTGTTGACCTGCTGCTAATGCTTCTTTTTCTTTCATTTCTGCTTTCAATTCTTGTAAATCTCGTTTTGCTTGTTCTGGGTCTATTTCAGCTTTTTGTTTATTTTGTGGTTTTCTTTTTTTCTGATCTAATATTTTCTTTCTTTCACCATATTGTTTCTGTAATAGTTTAATTTCTTCATTTTTAGTATCAATATAACTTATTTTTCCAGATATATATTTTTTATCTTCTTTTATTTCTTCAATTCTTTCTTTAGCTATCATTTCTTTCCTATTAAGTTCTGTAATTGTTTTCATTTCATCGGGAAATGCTAATTTTACGAGAGTTGTAGTATATTTTTTTAAAAAATTCATTATTGGTGCATCAATTTTTAAAAATGGCATATTCATAGCTTCTACGGCTTGATCGTATAATCTTCGTAAAATTTTAATTTCTGGTTGTTTAGTTACAATAACAATTTTTTTAACTCCTGTTAAAATACGTTTCATATCATCATCTTCATCATTTGGCTTAGAATTTTTATTTAAATCTTGCATAACATCTTCAAATAATTCCAAAATTCTGTCTCTTTGTTTTTCAGTTAAATTTTTAATGCTCATCATAAATTCTATATCTGCTATATGCGATAATTTAGAAAAATTATCACTAATTTTCTTTTGTTGAATTCTACTTGTAATTATATTTCTTTTCTCTGTCTGTTCTTCTTCTTCTAATAATTTTAGTTTATTTGGGTATGTATCAACTTTTTCACCTTGTGTATTATGTCGTATTTCATCTTTAATTTCTTTAATTTCATCATTAATACTTTGTAATTCATCATCATCTTCATCATACCCAAATATTTCAGCATCATTGTCATCATCATCATCTATAGATGTTGAATTTCCATAATAATTAGGTGGATCAATAGGTTCATTACGATCCACATCTATTACATTACCGTATTCATCTATAATTCTAAATTTATCATCACCAACAGGTTCATAATTACCAGTAATAAATCCGCTGTCATATACTTGATCATCATCAGGGTTATCATCGTATTCGTATTTACCACCAATTAAATGAAGCCCTTTGCCTTTCATGTTTGGAAATGGATTATGTCCATCATTGTATAAATATAATAGTTTTTTAAGCATTATATTTATATTACTAATCCTTCTTTATGTAAATTTGTTCCTGTTTTCTACTAGATCCCATAGCCTCCATATCGTCAGCCATATCTTTATTTAATTTAATTGTATCTTGGTATTTATTACTTAAATATGAATGTCTAAGCTGGTTAACAGACGCTTTTTTACCAAATATTTTATTCAATCGTTGTGTAAGCTTTACATTAGATAATTTTTTACTATTAGAATCAAATAATAAATAATCAGTAGGGTTTACTTTAATCCACTTATTTAAAATCTTCAATAATTCGGGTGGAATTGGTATTTCTTGCCGTTGGTAAGTCTTCGCAGTTTTATAAGAATTAAAAACCATAGTTTTTTTATCAATGTAATTATCATTTTCCCTATCAATATCACGGATTTTAAAATCCACGTAATCTTTTGACCTTCTAGGAGGAATGAATATTCCAGATAGGACACATAGGATGATATAATTCTGTATATCTTGGAGATCG